CTATCTCCCTAGCTCCCTCTTTCTCAAAAACCTTCCTTCTTCAAAATTAAACAAATCCACCAAGCTAAGTCCCTTTTCCTTTGCGTATTCCTTTAACCATTTCGGAGCCCAGCTTTCCAAGACTGACTCTGGGATAGTGGGCTTTGCTTTCTCTTCCATTCCTTTCCGCCTCACCACAGGGACTAAATAGCACATACAATGCGGATGTGCTGGTAAGCGTGGTAATTTGTTTTTCGGGTGCACTCCTTTACCAAGCCCGTAATCAACATTTGCATAAACATCGCATATGTCCGGCCTTGGATGGCTTCTTGAAAGTCTCCACTGGTAGCCTATTATTTCTTCTTCATCCTTTGTTAATTCTACTGTTGCTTTCAAATATGCGTGTGCGGTTTCTGTCCATACAATCGTTTTAAGCCTGTAGAGTTGCTTATCGTATACCCACCACTTGACTGCCTTGTCCACGAGTTCCATTTTGCCTTCCTGTAGCGCTTCCTCTATCTCTTTCAACAGCTGCCTGCCTGCATAGTATGTCCCTTCCTTACTCCGCTTTTCTACATATTTCTCAATCTTCCTTTTGATCTTCTCCCATGCTTGCCTGCTTTCCGCATTAACCATTAGCCCTCTCGTGCTTTCTTCAAATTCTTTTAGCCATTTAGGTAGCTGTTCTTTAAGCACTATTGCAAACTCTTGCTGTTCTAAAGCCTCAATTGTGTATTGCAGTTTATACATCAAAGCTTTAACACCGTTATCGTAGCGTATGCCCTCCATGATTGTGTTCTTTAGTCTTGCCATAGCTTGTTGTGAGAAGTCCCAGAAACGTTCAGAAAGCTTTAGCCCATCGTCCCAACGGTGGTTGATTACCTCTTCTGCTATCTTTAATGCGAGGGCATCTTTCTGCAATTTTGCAGTTTTGTTGACTGCGTTCACTACGTGTGTGATGAGTGTTGTGATTTTGTGATATAACTCTTCTGCAAGTTCTCTCAGCAGTTCTTCTGTCTGTTTGTCTATTTGATAGTTCTGTTCTCGCAGTCTCTCTATAAGCTTGTCTGTTTTCTCTGAGAAGTCTTTTTCAATCTCCTCCCACTCCGAGAGAAACCACTCAAGAAAAAGCCTACGCACTTGTTCCCAGTTCATAGTCCGAGTTCATTCTTCATCTGATTATCCAAACCCTCCAGTCCGTCTATCTCGTTCTCTATTCTCTGCATAGTTGCATCGTCAATTTCACTGCCCAGAAGCATCCTTGCGATGTATTTCTTCAGTTCTGCGTCAAATGTTGCAGAGATGTTCAAAGTTAAGGCATCCATAGCCTTCTTCAGTTCCCTTTCCACATCCCTGTAGGAGAAGTCCTTTTCATAGATAATCGTTCCTTTAAATGTATCCTTCCCTTCCCACTTTGCTACTAAGTCCGCAATCCTATACTCCGCTTGCTCAAGATTCTGTGCTATCTGGGTGAGCAGGCTGTTTAAGTTCTGAAATTCAAACTCCAAAGCTACACCACTTTTTTGTTTCTCTGTGCCCTTTACAAATTCTAAGTTTGCAAGCGAGTAAATTATGTCTATGAGTGTGTTGATGTATTCAAGATAGACCTTAGCAGGGCTCTCAGGCGGTGCTATGAAGTCGGGTTTGCCACCTTTCTCGGGATAATAACCTATAAAGTTTTCCGTTCCGATGACTATGTTCCGTAGTTTTTCCTCCGAGATCTGGTCTGGGATTGGAATAGTCAGAATAGGAAATGTGGAGTTTCTCAGAATTTCTCTGAGTTCTGAGATTGCGTTGTATAAGTCCTTACTAACCTTTGCGATGTCGTGGATGAATGGAGGGACTATAACATCGGTAGGCAAAATAGGGTCTGTCCAACTTACAGCCACTACAGGCACCTCTCCGAAGGGTGTCGATCCTTCATATGTCTCATTTCCTACTTGCACTTTCCAAGCACCCGGGGTAAATACCCTCGTTATGTTCAGTTCAGAGAACACGATTTTTTGAATTCTCCCGTAGCTGTCTATTTCAATATCCTTTACCTGCGTGGGCAGTCTGATGGTTGCGTATGGTCGGATACCTCGCAATTTTTCATGTGCTTTGGTAGGCACCTCTGCTTTTGGCTTGTCTACAATCACAAACACGGTGCCGTAAATGAGAGTAAGCTTTGCAATGTTCCGCATGAAGTCGTCAATGTCTGTGCCTCGTAAATCTACATTCTGACAGAACTCTGCGTATTCCGTGTTTGTTGCAAAATCTCTCTGCGGTTCTACTCTGAAAAGGGCACCCACGTAAGTGTCAACTATTTTCTTTACAAAATTGGGATAAACAGCAAGCTGTCTTCTGCGTGCGTATTTCTCGTCAGTCTCACGTGGATACTTCACGAGGTAAGAACCATCCGCAAACCCACCCAGTCCAGTGTAGCTATCCCAACAAAGCTTGTAGTCAATCATCTCACACCTCCTATAGCCATCTAAGCTTCAAAAACTTGTATGGAAAAGCAGTTGCCTTCTCTTCTAAAGCCATAACCGCATACACAAGGGCGTCTACTATGTCGTCGTGTGCGGAGAAGGGAAACTCTAAAAGCTGTTTAACTGCTTCTTCCTGCCCTTTTGCAAAGTAGATCAGCCCACCCTCAAAGAAGGGCACGAGTTTTTGTGCCCGCAGGACTTTGTTTGTGTGAGGTTTGACGCCTCGGATGGGCAAGCTTACTCCTCGCTTGCTTGCTATCTCTTGTATAAGCTTTCTGTAGACTTCCTGAAAGGCTACTTCCTCAAAAACTATCAAGGAAGGTTTGAAAGTTAGCTGTATGGAGATGAGGGTGTCTATGAGTTCATTTGGAGTGGCACGCTTGTTATAAATGTATAAGGAATATATACGCCCTGTTTCCTTATCCCTGCCCAAAACCGCTATAGCTGTGTAGTCTCCCTTCTCCTTTCCCGTTGATGGGTCTACACCTGCTACGATGTCAAGCTTGCTTAAATCTAATTTCTCCTCGTAATACTTGATCCATTCGGGTCTGAAAATCCTGTCCTCGTCTGATAAGGGTTCGTTCATATACTCAGAAGCAAACGCATAGCTTCCGATTTCTTGCTTTTTCCTCTCCAATGCTTCCAGTGTCCAGAGGTAGGGATGCAAGGGCTTACCTTCATCAGTTATAGCTTTGTATTTCTTTGCAAACCAACCTAACTCTTGCCCCCTCGTAATAAGTTCATTCAAAAGACTGTCGTAGTGAAGGATAGTTCCGATTACAAAGATCTTTGCGTTTTGAGATAAACCCATCACGACTCTGTAAAACCATTTCTTCAACTTGTCCCTGAGAGATTTAGAATTTGCGTGTTCTTCTGACTCTATGTCATCAAGTATGACTAAATCGGGTCGTTCTCCACGCTTGACCAAACCTCTTAGCTTTTGCCCTGCACCTCTGCTAATCACTGTTGTATGCACTGTATCTATCCTCTCCACCGTAGCCCGTTTGATGACCTCTCCAAAATCCTGCAAAATTGCAGTATTGTTCTCCAACTCCAGCCTAATGTCCTCCAACTGTTCTTTAGCCCTTTGTTCAGATGCTCCGATGCAGACGATGAACTTGTGCTTTCCGTAGAGGATGGACCACAAAACATAGCCTAAATAAATCAAGCTTGTTTTCCCATGCTCCCGTGGCGCCGCAACAACTATCCGTTTCATGTGTGGGTTCTCTAAAAAGCTGATGATTTCCAACTGAAATGGTGCAAACGGTTTTCTGAAGATATGCGGAAGGTAGGTTTGACAAAAGAAAGCAAAGTCGTTCCTTGCCCGTTCTTTTCTGTCTTTGTTTGCTTCTGAGATGAGAACCCTCTCTAAAACTCTGCTAACTGCTTTCTCCTTATAGCTCATGCTTTAGCTCCGCTATGATCCGCTTGGCTAACTCTTCATCTAAGTGTTTTGCTAAAGTCTTTGCTACCTTCTCAAGTACTTTCTCCGTGTGTTCTATCAGTTGAGTTTTTGTTTTTTCTATGTATGCACTGCTCCGTGAGAGATTGCTTGCGGTGTGCACAAGTCTCATGAGTGTATCTATCTTTGCATCTTCCACCTCGCCTTTTTCCTGCCACTCCGCTATGACTTCAAGGAGTAAGCCCGTGGCAATTGTTGCAAGGGTTTGGGATTGCTGAAATGTATCAAGGTCCTCATCAGACAGTAGCCCGCTTCTTTTGAGTTCCAGCAAAGGCTTTAGCTTTCTAATCAGTCTATGAATGGAAGATCTAGAAGCTTGGGCTTGTGGGAATTTGATTTTTATCTCTTGTTCTAACTCCCGCAAGGTTTTTCCTCTTTCGTATTCTTTTACTGCGTATTCTTTCACCTCTGGGTATTTATCAAGAGAGTGTCTTCTGGGCATCAGACTGCCTCCACTTGTTCGTCAACGACTTCGTTCTCCAGCAGAGCTTTACCCTTTGCGGTTAGTCTGAGTTTTTGAATTTTTGCTTGATGTGCGGGTAGTTCAACTTCAAGTACTTCTATGTAGCCTTTTTCAAGCAGATATTTAATGTTCTCCTCAAGCAGTTTTTTGCTGTCTGTGAATATCCTCCAGTCAGCGAGCAGTGCTTCTATCATTTTGACTGTTAAGCTGTCTGGATACACCTGTTCAAGAAACTTCAAAATGAGATAATTGACTTGCTTTCTCATAGCTTAGCCTCCAGCTTATTAATAAGCTTTTCTATTTTTTCTTCAAGCTTTTCGAACTTCATCTCCGTGCGGGCCTCTATTTTGTTTTGAAAAGCCAGGAAGTCTTCTTTTCTCAGATACTCTTTAAGCATCATCTTCTCAATCTCTGCGCACTTTTCCCTTTCTTCTTTTGTGTCTTTCTGGAGTTGTTCTAAAGTCTTCATCATGTTTAGCATCGAGACCTTGATAATTGCGTAGTTGATTACAATTGCTACAAACGAGGAGATTGCAAAGACGATGAAGGTAGGATGTATCAAAAGCTGTTCCATTACTCATCTACCTCCAGAACCTTTTGCATCAAGTCTTCTAAAGCCAAGCGGGCAGTTATGCCTACCCCTTCATATTCCGCATCTGCGAGTTGTATCGTAAGAACTATGAGTTTTTCTTTTTCAAACACTCTGACCGTGCTAAAACTGCAGTTTTGCAGTTCTTTCATTCTGCGTAAAAACTCACACACTCGCTTGGCAGTAATTTGCATAGTAATGAAATATAGAAGTAATGGCTTGGCAGGTTTTCCTATTTTGCGTGGTTCTTAAGGGAGGAAGCCGTATGTGCGGATGTTATAGAAAGTGTAGTAGTCTGGCATTGAGATTTTTCTGTTGTATGTGCGTGTTTTTATTCTCAGTTTAGCTTGTGCGGGTTCGTAGCTTCTGGTTTCTATTCTAAGTAAAGCGGATGCGTAATTGCTGTTGTCTGCAATAATGCGGAGGCGGGCTTGTGGGCGAGGAGAGATACGAAGTGTCAATATATACAGCTTTGCTTGTGCGGGTCCGGTGGTCCGTATTCTTAGTTTTGCTTGTATTTTGCTGTCGGTTTGTATTCTCAGTTTGGCTTTAATGCTGTTGGCTGTATGTATGCGGAGGGGGGCGGAGGCATAGTTGGTGTTGTCTACAGAGATGCGGAGTTTAGCACTTGCTTGGTGAGGGAAGTTGAAGGCTGAAGGTACTGTAGTGGGGAAGTAGTATTCAATAATATCGTAGGTGTAGATGTCCAAATAGCTTACAAACTGGTAATTTCCGCTTTCGTAAACGACGAGCGTATTGGGGTAGAGGTCTTGGTAGTAGTTTATCTCCCGGGTAATATAGTAAGGGAAGATTACGGAACCCATGCTCAACTCCTTAGCTAAATGACATAAACATGCAATAGGCTGTTTCTTGGGTGGGTCGTATGTAGTATCTTGGATACGGCCAGAAGTTTTCCCTGATAGAAGCCTCTGTAGGCGAAAGTTCTATTATTAAATGGCGGCGTAAAAAGTAGCCATACCCGTTTAGCTCGGAATCGTAGAACACTACGAGTTTTTCTTTTCTGCTTTGCAACGCGAGACGATAGTCTTCTGGAGTAGCAGATCGTGGTTCAGGCATGGGAGGAAAATAAACCTCGTAAACGGTAGTAATCCATCTCTGCTGGTGGAATAAGAAATATGCAATTAATAAAGGTTTTGAAGGAGGGGGTGCTCCTATATCCAGTATGTAAGTCGTTGTGTAGCCTCTGGAGTATATGTTGTTGTATCTGAGAGATCTTAGTCTTGTGTGAAACAGTTGGTTTGTTGTAGTTGTGAAAATACGTGGGGCGAACGCGGCGGTCGGATAAAACTGCCAGCCTAATGCTATTGGTTTTGTAGAGGGAATGAGTTGTGCGTTGTCATACAGGTCAACCCAAAAGACTTCAACATTAACTCCAACAAGAGGAGGGAAGGACAGATAATACTTGGTTTGAACATACGCCTGCGGTGGCGGTGGGTTTGGTGGAGGTTGTTGCGGTGGTTGTTGTGGCGGGGAAGAAAAAAGAGGGTAAGGGAGTGGAGGCCACCCGCTTATATTGCCGCAATTATAGAAAACTCCTCCAATACAACTCATCTAACTTACCTCCTCTACCAAATTTACTTCCGAGATTGCGTAATCTTTTGTGATTCTGTGCGTGTATCCAACCACTCTAAACTCTTTGCCTTTGAATCTGATCTTGTGGTAAAGGTCAAGTTCTGGAAGTAGCACGCACTTTAAATATCCTCTCTCTTGCAGATTTAGCTTGAAGTGTTTCAGTAGTCTATTTATATCTGCTTGATTTTCAAGTATCACATCGGAATTGTTAATCTCAAGCGTGGCGAGCGGGCAAGAGTTTTCATCTTTTGCTTCTACCCTATACCGCCAGCCCTCCCCTTCTGCTTTCATTGTGATGGCGATGGGCTTGGGTTTGGGTAAGGTGTAATCAAATACAACAGAATCTGGTAGTTCAAAGGTGTTTTGAATGTATTCTATATCTGCGCCCACTGGTATCCCGTCTTCGTCAATTTTGAGGATGATGTTTTGGGGAAACTTACGGAGAACTTGAATTACATCTGTGAAGTTATTTACGATTACGGGTTTAATGAACTTTGCGGTGCTGGGGGTTTGCACAATTGCGCCAAGCACATCAAAAACCCGAACTGGATAAGGCGGAGGCCACTGCACCGCAAACGGCGCATCCCAAAATACTCTGTAGCCGTCTACATCATCAACAATCTTCTCGAAAACAAAAGCCCATCCGAGCGTGTATTCAAGAGGTGGGAAGATAGTTGGGAACCTGGCCCGAACTCTTGCTATTCTGAAGGCAAGAAGAGAATTGGGTGGGTAGGAGAGTGCATTACTTCTTAAAAGTAAAGGCAAATTCCATGGAGTACCCGGTAGGGGGAGAGAGAACGAGGAAGACTGAAAATATTCAGCTTTAGCTACAAGGTCGTAATAGTCAAGGTAGATCGCAAAAGGTCTATAAGTCTGACTTGTGTAGTCAAAGTAATACCTGTAAAGCACGCCTGGTGGGTCCCTCCATGGGTAGTTTGCGAACTCCTCTGTATGCGTTTGTGGCGCTTCTCTTCCTTCGGATTGTCTCGAAGTGTCATACCCCCAGAAGCTAAGAAGACTTTCGAGTCTTTGCCTGAACGTAGGATTTACCAGTGCGTTAAACGCTTCCCTTGTGATAATAATCGTGGGCTGTATATCTGCACAGTTCAGAATTGTCTCATAATAAGCACTCACCCTCCCGCACGGCCTTTGCTGTGCGTTTTTAAGCCTTCCCCGGAACAGATGCGCCCCAGCAAAGCGGATGCTGACCTCCTCGGGTGGCGTGTAGTTAATAAACTCAATCTGTGCAGATTTGAAATAGCTATTCTCCCTCGCTTGTATTTCAACAGAAATTGTCTTGTCCTTCGGAACTCCATCTAACAGACACGGAAAGAAAAAGCTTCTACTCATAGCACTACAAACCTCACCGTTCCTTTATAAATATCCACTCCCTGCCTTGTCCTTGTTGCAGTATCTACCATGTCCTGTGCCACATACTCAAGATTGACTTCAGTGATCAGTGCATAAAAAGACACATCCTCGTCCGCTATCACAGTCTTTGTCCCAAGCATAAGGCCTAACGCCCGTGCTTGCGAACTTGTGCAAGTGTTTATGACGACTTCTTTTTCTGAACTGTCTTTGCCTTCTTCCTCTACTTGCACATTAAGAGAAATCTGCCCTCTACTGTGCTCCGTGCCATCCTCTTTGCAAAAGACATACTTCATCACATAGCGATCGTATTCATCTGTGATTTTCACTGTGATGATGTCTGACTCTGTGAGTCTGTATAGTCTGCCGTATATGTCTATTGCCCTGAAAAGCAAGCCTTCCATGTGAACAACGATAGAGATAACTTCCCCCACCTGTGCGGCGCCCGGGGATGAACTATACACGGACACAGAGCCCGTTGGTAGCGAGCCTCCTACTGCAGAATTGCAGTTTGATATGTATTCTGTGCCGTCTATGGCGTAGAGAACATTCCTCTTTTCCTCTTTGCTTTTTGCTGCGCATGGTGGGAGGATGAGGGAGTTGATTTTTTGCGTTGTCGCTTGTTTTTTGATGATAGAAGCAGAAGCCCGCCCGCCCCACTTATTGCGTATCCACGCATCGTTTAGTGTGATGGTTCCAATTTGCACCGCCATCTTTACTACCTCACCCTCAAAGCTTCACCTGTTTGGGCATTTACTATATCTGCATAAATCACTATCCTTCTACCGTTTAGGCTTTCTATCTGTGCTTCCGCAACGGACAGGTCAAGTTCTATGCGAGGTCTCAAGTTCTCAAGTTGCATGATCATTTGAGAAATCTTGCTTACCTGCTGTGCGTAGAAGTCTTCCAGCTGTCTCGCTTGTTGTATGAGGCTATCAGCTACGCTTGCTTGAATTTGCTGTAGTTGTCTCATCACAGAATCAACAAAAGTAGCACCAAACAGCTTGCCAAAATCCACACCCTCTGCGGTGGGTGTTCTCTGCAAAATTTCAGAAAGCTGAGAGACCATGTTTTTTGCTTTCTCAAAGCTACCTGTGATGTTTGCGAACATGCTTGTAAGTGCTTGTTTAGGCATGGAGAGAAAGGTTTGGAAGGCTTGCGTGATTTCCTCGGGAGTTAGCTGTTTAAGACTTTCTCTTATCTGCTGAACTAAGTCTTGATACTGCATCTTGAGTATTTCTACCTGCTGTGGCGCCAAGCCTTGTGCGATTGCTTGCTGTATTTGACCTGCGAGGTCTTTTGCCTGTTGGACAAGGTTTAAGATGTTAGCTACCTGCGTGATCGGTTCTTGTTGGGTAGTAAAGCCGAGTTTGATTTGCAGTTCTTTCGGAATAAACTTGCTGATTAGGTCTTGTCTTTCTTTCTCAAGCTGTGCGAGTAGATTGTTTCTTTCTCTTGTGAGTTCTACTACCTTGCGTGCGTAGTCTTGTTCTTTGGCCCAAGCGTCCCTGAGAAATTCCTCAAGTGCCTGCCTCCTTCTCCGGTAGCCTTCCGCAGACGCCTGTGCTATCTCAAGTTCAGTCTGCAAGATTTCTCTCAATACTTGCTTGCGTGCTTCATCTTCTAAGTTTTCTTTGAGTAAGCTTCGCAGTTCTTCAAGCTTTCTCTTTAGCGTGTCTATTCTATCTTCTACATCTGAAGTGTCTACAGACAGTTCAAGCTTTTGAGAAAAGGCTTTAGCCTCATCTTGCAGTGCGTTCATGATGTCCTGAAGGGACAGGCTGTCTTTCAGCTTTTGCTTCATCTCCTGCAATTTTGCAGTGGTTTGTTCCTGTTCTTTGAGAGACTTCAAAATCTCCTCTACTTGCTGTTTAGAGACTTTTCTGATCGCCTGTGCAGTTATCTGCCCTGCTTGGGTTATTTGTTGTGCGGCTTTTTGCTGGGCTTCTTTGTATCTCTTAGCGTCCTCTTCCGCCAACTCCCGCATCTTTGCGGTGATTTTTAAGCTTTCCTGAAGTTCCTCTTCCGAGATGCCAAGAAAGCGCCCGAGACCCGGGATTTTGCCAATCAAAGTCCTCAGTCTGTTAATGCCGTCAATTATGAATGTTTCTATTCTGATTAGCCATTTCGTGAATGCGCCTTTCGTCTGTTCATCAAGCCACTCCCGGAGCATCTCTCCCAAGTCCCAGCCTATCAGTGCAGTAGCCACTATCACGTTTAACCGTGAAAATAAAGCACTCAAGCCCGTTATAGCAGTTCCGCCCACCGTGCTGAGGGTTCTCAGACTACCGATTAAGGCTTCAACAGCAAACTTCAAAGCAGAAACAGCTTTTACTACGATGTATATCTCTAATGCTTTAGTGATGAACCCGCCGAACTCTGCTGTAAGTTTGCCTACTACTTTTAAGAGAGTGCTGATGATGTTATAGAGATTTGTTAGCGTTTCCGAGATTTTCTCTACGAGTTCTTGCCCTTCCACGGAGAGCTCTATCTTTCCGTCCTTGACTACTAAAAACCTTGCTACAAACTCGTCCAAGTCCTTCTTTACAGCCTCAAACACCTTTGCAGTAGCCATGCCTGCGAGGACTTGGAAGACTTCTTTAGCTTTAGCAAGCAGTCCCGTAAAGCTTCCTTCTATATCTTTAGATGCGAATTGGAAACCTTGAAGTCTTGCAGTCAGTTCCTGAAAGAGTGTTCCCTGCTCCCTCCATCTATTGACCATTTCATTTGTTATTCCAAGCGACCTTGCGAGCTGAGAGTTCATATCGATAGTGCCCATTAAGAGGTCCCGAGTTTCTTGGACGACCTGATTCATTGGTAAGCCTAAACCTGCCACGGCATTGGAAAGTAGCACTACGAACTGAGAAAACTCTTTGAGATTACCGCCCGCCGACAAAAATGGCGCCATTATGCCCTGCGATATTTGCACAAGGTCTTGGAAGGTTAAGACAGTCTGCAATCCTGCGATGCGTAGTTCATTGAGTAGCTGATTTGAAAGCTTAACTGCGTTTGCGTATTTCTCTGCACCCTCTACAAGTTTGCCTTGTTCGTCCCTTATCTGTGCGATTGATGTGAGAATACCTGCAAAGCCAATTCGTGCTTGTTCTATCTGTTTATTGAACTCTATGCCCTCTTTGATAAAGCCCAAGAAGGGCAGAGACAACGCTATTGTTCGTATAGTAGATACAATGTTTTCAAACTGACTTGCAAGTTCTTTAGCAGACTGTGCACTCTGTTGTACGCCTTCCTGCAATTTTGCAGTCCAGCTGACATCTATACCCTGCAGTCTGTTTCTGAGTTCCTCCAGCTGTGCCCTTAGCTGTCCGACCTCTGCCCTGATCTCAAGAACAAGCTGTTCACTTATCGCCATCGCCAAACTCCTTTAAAAGTTCTTCTATAGAGTTTTCTTCTTCTCCAAACACGCTGTCTATATCTTCCTTTGAGCCCCATACCGCCAGCTTGACGAGATAGACAAACTCTTTCCATTCACGCATTTTTCTTTTGTAGTAAGCAGATAACATCTCACGGAGGAAAGGAAGGGGGTATTCAAAGACTTGATGGTTTGCACTGATGAGTTCTTCTACGACTTCTGCGAGAGGAGTTCGTTTGCTTTCTGAAGCAGTGCCTTCAGTTCTGTAAAAAAATCCGTGTCCTCCTTCAGTACATCTATGCATGCGTTGAAAATCTTCAGTGCATCTGAGGGTTTGAGTTCTTCTATTTCCTTCTGTCCTAAACCCGTCATTGCACTCATAAAAGGGACTGCGGACTGCAAATATGCGGATGGTTTTAATTGCCCTTGCAAAATGTCGTTCAGGACTTGGGATATGAGTTCGGAAAATCTAATGAAGTCCTTGAAGGTTAGACTTCTCACTTGCACTTCTCTGCCATCCGAGAGTTTGACTGTCTTTATTGTTTCATACTTCATAGATTGACCTCCAGAATTGCATTAGTCGTGAGGATCCAGTCTTCCCAGATGGCTGGTGCCTGCTCGGGTTCAAATATGCGGAGCCAAAAGCTTACGGCGTTTGCTACACCTCCAAGCACTTCCGTGCCGATATCAATGGAGTTGTTTCTCGGGTTGGTGTCAAGCTCTGACCTATTCAACGCCAGAACCCAATAGGGTCCGTTGGTTGGGTCTGGCTGGTGGATGGTAGGATTGGTATCGTTTATTGTGATTGTGATTTGGTCCTCACCCGGATTGCTTGCGGCTTGGCACTTCTTCGTGCTGTCTGGAGAACCAAACCAAAGCTGAATATCCACATACGCCCCGCCCCCTGCGGTGTTTAGGACGATGTTGATTGGTGTATTCAGATTAACAGGCTGCGTGAGATTCTCATCAAGATAAAACCCAAAAGCCATTATCTTACTCCTCTGCTGATTATTTGCGGTTTTGTGGTAAATGTTCCTTCAAACTTTACAGACAGCCAATCATCACCTATCAGCTTTAATTCTCCCGAGGGAACTATGGACACATCTCCGATTACATCAAGAACTTGTCCTTTTGGTGGATCGCCTTTGAACCAAAGAGTTCCCACTATTTGATATTTCTGCCCGCTTTGAAGTGTAGTCTTAGTCATTGCATCGTAAGAGTAGTCAATTCTTAGATTTGTGCCGTTTGCGATGTTCCCGCCCGGGACTATGTATATTGCCCCTGCCTCGTAGTCAATGATGTAGTCTGTGCCTTCCGTGTATGTGGTAGGAGATGCTGCATCATCGGTGACTACGGGTGCGGGAGTTCTCTTGATTTTCTCATGGGCAAGCTTATACCAAAATCCCTGCTTAACTCCGTTTATAGCCTCATCCGCCACAGTGCCGGCGGTGATGCTTGTGTCTGTTCTGCTTGCAAGGGCAAACTTTTCAAGTGTTTCAATTCTCAACTCGTCAATCTCAAAGCTAACATTGAATTCTTGCGATTTGACTATCTCTGCATCTTTAACCTTTATACCGCT